GAGATTTTGCGAAGAACGCTTCGAAGATTCATGAAGCGAATATCAACCAAGCGGTAGATCAAGCAGTAGACGCTGCGGCCCGCGACCTTGGAATGGGGTGTTAAATGCCTGGCTTAGACGACGTTGACTTTGGTGCGGATATGACTGCCCAACTGGGAGAAATCGAAGCGCGTGGGGACTCAGCACCGCCCACGCCTTCGCTGCAGCCACCTTCGCCCGTCGCTCCAGTAGGCTCGCCCCCGGCACCCACAGCTGACCCCGCTGCTTCTGCTCCTCCCGCCTGGGCTGCTCCTCCGAAGTCCTGGGCCAAGGAGATGCACGATCACTACGCCACGCTCCAGGACCCGATCAAGGAATACGTCCACAAGCGGGACAAGGACTACCTCGACGGCATCATGCAGTACAAGACGCCGCTGGACAAGTGGAACCAGACGCTGGAGCCCTTCAAGGACCTGTTCACGGAACAAGGCGGAATGGACCCGCACCACGTCTTTGGCTCGCTGATGAATGCTCACCTGATCCTGAAGTTCGGCACCCCGGAGCAGAAGGCGGAACTCGCCACTGCCCTGGACCAGGACTACGGGATGAAGGGACTGTACTCCGGCCAAGCCCCCAACGCCGAGGTCCAGAACCTCACCCAACGACTCCGCTCCATCGAAACGGGTCTTGAGGCTCAAAACCAAGCTGACACGAAGAAAGTTGTAGACTCCTTTTTTGCGGACTCGAAGAACGAGTTTGCGAAGGAGGTCGTCGCTGACATGCACGGCCTTATTAAGTCCGGGGCAGCCCAGGACTTGCCGGATGCTTATCAAAAGGCCATCTGGCTGAACCCAACAGTACGAGCCAAGCTCGTCGAACGGGAAGCAGCCGCGATGGGGACCCCTAAGAAAGGCGCTCCGACAAATGTCAGATCGAGTGCTACACCGGCAGCTCCGACAAGCTCCGCCGATGAGTCGATTGATGATACGCTGAAAGCAACAATGGCTAACATTCTCTCTCGAACTTAGGAGCTTTAAATGCCCTCACCAAACGCAACATTTACGGAACTGGTCACAACGACCTTCCGTAAACACCGTAGCAAAGTCGCGGATAACGTGACTCGCAACAACGCCTTTCTGAAGAAAGTCAAGTCGAAAGGCATGTACTCGACCGAGTCTGGTGGTCTTTCGATCGCCATGCCGCTGGAGTACGCAGAAAACGGCACTTACCAGCGTTATAGCGGCTTCGACGTCCTGAACGTTGCGCAGTCAGATGTCTTGACGGCAGCTGAGTACCAATGGCGTCAGATCGCTATTCACGTCGTGGCCTCAGGTCGTGAACTGCGCATCAACAGCGGCCCGGAGCGTATCGTCAATCTGGCAAAATCCAGACTGAAGAACGCCATGAACAGCTTCAACAACAACTTTTCCTTCGACTTGTACAGTGACGGTTCGCTGAGCAACCAGATCAACGGGCTGCAATCGATCGTGGCTGATGCAGGTACGGGTACAGTTGGCGGAATTGACTCCTCGTCCTATCCTTTCTGGCAGAGCGCCGTGCAGTCGGCTGCGGCTCCGCTCCAAGGTGGTGGCGCAGTGGTTCCGTCAGCAACGACCATCGAAGGCCAGCTGATGCTTCCGCTTTGGCTCAACCAGGTCCGCGGGAATGACAAGCCTGACTTGATTATCGCCTCGAACGATTACTTCTCGTTCTTCGAGTCGTCCCAAGTCTCGATCAAGCGTTATACAAACGATAGCGAGGCCAACGCTGGCTTCACGACCCTGATGTATAAAGGCTGCCCGGTCATCTTCGACGGCAACTCGGGAATCCCCGCTTCGCGGATGTACTTCCTGAACTCTGAATATCTTGGTGTTGTCGCCCACAAGGACGCTGACATCACGGTGAATGATGAGGTCAGCCCGTACAACCAAGACGCCGTCGTCATCCCGGTTCTCTGGATGGGTAATGTGACTTGCAGCAATCGCCGGCTGCAGGGCATCATCAAGCCATAACGGTGCCACATAACGAACCCTTAATGTGGAACCTCTGAAAAGGAAACTGAAATGACATACGCAACAAATCTTCTGGCCGGTACATGGCCGTTTGAACGGGACGCGACTTTTGCGGAAGGCGTGCCCGGTGGTTCAGTCCCAGGAGTTGCCCTAGGCCAACGAGTACAGGCCTATGACTCTTTCTGGGGGTCGGGTGAGTTCATCTTCTTGAAATTCGCCACTGTCTCGACCTTGGTCGAGTTTGGGTCAGTCGTAATCTGGGACAACAACTTCCTGTTGGCCAAGAGTGCGGCAGCTGACTCGAACGTTCAAGGGCGTCCGTTTGGCATCCTGGCAACGCGTTTCCCCTCGAATACGGGAGTAGGCTCAACGACTCCTTTCTATGGGTGGGTGATGCTTGCTGGAATGATCCCGGCGACGTTCTCGGTGGCAGCGACTGCGGGTGCTGTGTATCAAGGTACGGCGGGCAACCTGACGCCGACTGCGAATACTGGTGCTGGCGTCCTCGGGCTTCACACGATGTTGGCTGCGACGGCGGCTATCACCAAAACAGTCACCACGCAAAACGGTTCGAACCGTCTGCAAGTTCCGTCTAAAGACGGTCTGTACCCAGGTGTCGCAGTCTCGGGCACCGGCTTGTCGGGCACAGTCCTGTCCTTGGACAGCGGCAAGAACAACGAAGTAATTTTGAGTGCCAACGCATCGGCAACTGGTACCGTAACGGCCACTTTCACTGACACCGGTTTCGGCCGAGTCATGTTAGAGCAGCCGCATTTCCAAGGCCAGATCACGTAACGATCACGGCGATATACCCCAGTCGCCGCTTCCCCAGGGGCCTTCGGGTCCTTGGGGTTTTTTGGGGCTTCTACTACAGGGGTAACAATGAGTGATATACGACCACCCTTCGTCAGGTTTGAAGTCAAAGCCGTCGAAGATAGAGCTGCTTCAATGGCCAATGGGTATTACACTTCCAAAGACGTAGATTACATCATCCTGATTCCTCATGGTAGTGAGGGCAGGACGGTGATAGAGCAGGAGTATCAATCCTGGCTCGAAAAGATTCGCCCGCAGTCTGGCGGGGACCTAATGGCTCCAGGAGGGGATACAGGAACTCCTGTTATGGCCGCGGCTCGCTTTCCTACTGCCTGGCTCAAACTGATTGAAGAGGGCTTCAAGGCCTGGAAAGAAGGCCGCGAGCTGCCGGTTGATGGCACTCCCTTAGCTAACTGGCCTGTGATCAGCCCTGCCCTAGTCAAGAATTGTCTACAATTGCACGTGAGGACCGTCGAGGAGCTGGCTGTGATCAGCGACGAGGTCGTTGCGCGCTTGGGCATGTCGGGGCGCAACTTGCAGCAAAGGGCTAAGGCCTGGGTTGAGGCCAAAGCCGAGGGTGGCGGGAAGCTAGGGGCTGACCTGGAAAAGGAAAGGGCGTTGAGAGAGGCTGCTGAAAATCGGATTAAGTCGCTGGAAGAGCGTCTTGCCGGGATGGAAGTGAAGCCTTCGTCAGTCGTCCGAATGGTGAAATAGATGGCTTATTCGCTGCTGCAGATCGTTCAGCAAGTTGCCCGCCGGACCAACTTGCCAGTTCCCTCGATCGTGGTCTCGAGCCCAGACGAACAGATTCAACAAATGTTCGGGCTGGCGCAAGAGCTGGCCGAGGAGCTGAATGAAGACATCAGCTGGCAAGCGAACATCGTGAGAGTAACCTGGGTCTCGGTGGCGGCTGAGGTCCAGGGGACTGTTGCTAGTATCTTCGGCGCGGAGATGGGAGACATCTACTCCGCGACCCTCTGGAATGATACCTTGCGGAAGCCGCTTTACGGGCCTCTGGACAAGTACTCGTACCAGTTGCTGAAATCCATGATCCCGAGTGGCCCGATCAATCAGTACAAGTTGATGGGGAACGAGGTTCACGTGCTGCCGATTATGACGGCGGGCGAGACTTGTTCAGCGCTCACCAGGACCAAGTACTGCTGGACTAACAGTGCTGGGACCGTTTTCAAGACTATCCCAACTGACGACTCAGACCTCCCGCTTTACAACGACCGGCTGATGACTATAGGCCTCCGCGCACGTTGGAAGGAAGAGAAAGGCTTACCCTACGCTGAGGACTTCCGCAGGTACGAGATGCTCAAAGCGAACAAG